AAACACTATTGCCAAATAGCAATACTGACTCTTTGTACATCGCTTCGAATATCTTCAGCATCTCTTTATCCCACAAATCCAATCCAAGGCGTGAACGGGCAGCGTCAATGCCGATGACTTCGATGTCACGAGCAAAACGCTTAAAAGTATCCCAAACAGATTGTTGAATCTGCTCAAAGTACTTTTTGTCAAGACCTGCCCGTAGCCTCTCTGTTTTCATCCAGTATTCCTTCCTCTGCTTTGCGTTCATTTTCTAACTTTTGTTTATATGATGCCCTCAAGGCATCCATCATCCTCCTTTCTATCAAGCAATTCCTTTCGGCTTGTGTCTTTGGGTATTTCTCATATACCATTTCCATTATTGTCATCAGGTACAGTTAAATCCATCATTGACATTTCAAGTGGCATCATGCCACCGCTCACATAGGATGATGCATAAGCACCGCCTTTCTCTTCATAACCCATTGCAGTCCTCTTCTCATCGAAAGTCAGCCAATCGGCTTGTTTTAGTTGAGAAACCATCTTCTCCATGTCGGATTGAAGTTCTGGTAGTGCAGAGATATCGAAATCAATATAAACGTTCTCACCGAAACGAGGCACTAACCAAGCGTTCAACTCATCCCTCAATTCTGCACAAAGCGGTGCAATGGTGTTTGTGATAAGGTCACGCATACCATTGGTGTAGTTGTTATATGATGAGGTATCGGTATCAAATAAAACGATAGGCATACCGAATACACGGCACCATTGATGCAAAGTCATCTGAAGGGTCTTTACAAGTTCCATGTCAACGGAAGACAACCCAAAGTTGAGGTAGTTGTAAGGATATTGCATCACACCAACAGAACCTTTATTGTCAGTTCCGTTTATACGCTCATTGATGGCACGTTGAATCATTGATGCTTGTTCAGGGGTCATTTGTGGCACATTGTTATTTACCACCTCTGGCACGAGCGCACCCTTTGCCCCTCCATTCTGAGTCATCTTAGCTGATGCATCTGCTGCGTTATTTGACATCCTGAGTAACTTCCACGCTGAACGCAATGGCGAAACGCCTCTAAGGTGAGAACGAGTCACATCGTTAAAGTCTGGATTCCATGACTTCCAATGACAGACATTACCCTTGGGAATGTTGATACCTTGAGCGACCATCAGCTTATATCCCAATAATCCATAAAGATCATTCGGGTCAGGGTAGATTTCAAGGAATTGAGTCGGCAGTACGTTGAGTTCAACGAATTTGCCATTTTCGATGTTTCCATCGTTCCCGTAGATGTTACCCTCACCAGAAAGAATCCTATAACCAAACAAGTTCTGAAAGAACTGGTCTTGAGCCTGTTGAGGGTTAGGTCGCTCTAACAATTTCGCCAATGGTGAATTAGTCACCATATTCTCCTCATAGGCATTCTTTCGCTCCATTAATGCACGTTCAAATGCACCCTTATTGTGCAAACCCTTTGAAAGTTGTTTGTACCTTTCGAGTGAGGTTTTCGCCTTCTCTCCTGGCTTCATCTTGTACACATACCAAGGTATTGACCCCGCTTTACGTGCAAGGAAGGTAACGATTGAGTAAACATCCGAATTACCCATATACCCATCATCAACGTAAGCCTGTTGATAGTATGGCTGAAGTACAACACCATTAACGGCTTGTACCTCTCTTTGCGCACCGATATTTGGATTTAGTCCCTTCTTTTTGAATATATCTAAAATACCCATATTGTTAAATTATACCCCAAGTCAGTTGGGGTGCGTTTAGTTTCGTGTATACACTATATCGTAATCCGTCAATGGCGTGATCCATGAATTTCACAGGCTCATCCAATCGTTTGCCGTTTTTATCCGTTTTCCACTTATAGTTCTTGAGTTCCTTGATAAGATTGGCTGATGTGTCGAGTACAAAGAAAGGTAAAGATTTTATCTTTTGGATGCCAACGAATACATCTTTGTTTGAAGGCTTGGCATTGAATCCATTCCTTACAAGTTCCTCAATGGTTTTCGGCTCTGCGGAATCGCAGAAGATTTCATCGTATGGTGAAATACCAAGATTCTTGATTCTTTCTACAAGGTCATTTGTTGTTAGCTTAGTTTCATAGAGCATCTCTTCAGCATATATACCACCATCATGAAATACCACCTTAACCATTGCCGATGGGTTATTGAATCCAAAGTCCAACCCGTAAACCGTCTCACCTTCAGGCATCTTGGTTACTGGCCTCCAATGGGTGTAAACTGTATCGTTTTGGTTTCCTTTCTGACCCAATCCGTAGACGAGCCAGTAATTCTCATCGGCATCCTTTAGGCGTTCGATTTCCGCAACGAGTTCCTTTGGAAGAAATGGATTGTCCTTGTACGTAGTGATGTAAAAGTCAGCATCATCACGAGGAATGACTTTATCGAATACCCAATGATATTCATCTGAAGGATTATAGTCCAAAACGATTTTACCCTCCGTTCTCATGGTCAACTGCACCCATGCCTCATAGGACATCTCGGTGCATTCGTTCATGAACAGGTAGGTTCTCTTTCTACCCCGTATTTTATGCGGTTGGTCAACTGAAACGAACTCAACCAAGTTCCCATTGAGGTTGTAGGTCTGCTCTGTCTTATTGTGATTCGCCTCATCGTAAATCCCCATTTTGAGCAGAATCTCAATGAAATCACGCAATACAGACCCCTTGATACTTGGAAGGGATTGCCTGACTATTGACAGCGTTTTACCCCTTTCTTGAAGGAGTTTGATGATGAACCACAGGATTATGTTGTAGGTTTTACCGCTGCGTGATCCGCCCTGCATAACAGTAATGCGGGAAGACGAATCCTTGAGAATTTCGAATACTCTACTTGTCTGTATCTTTAGCGGTTGCCCCATTGATGATTTCTACTACTAATCCTGATAAGTTTCCTTCGATTGTCTGCTCAACTTTCTTTATCGGTTCGCCAAGGTAGTATTTAACAAAGAGTTTTATGGCTTCCATATCCTTCTCCTTTATCTTCTCACCCCAAGCCTTGAAGGCATCAGGCTCGAACACGGAAAGTTTCTCCATCTGTTCCTCCTCATCCATCCTCTTTTTTCGACCCGCTCCAGGTCTTCTGCCTCCCCATCCTTTATCGTTACTCATGATTTTCTATTTGTTTATTCAAGATAACCTGCATATCGTGTGTAAAGCCTTTAGAGTCCACTTCTTGCCTCTCAAATATGCGTAGCTTAACCCAACCATCATTTGTTTGCAAAGTGTCTAAATACGCCTTAAAATCCTCAACAAAGACATTGAGCATTATGCTCTTGTCTTTCGTGTTATGCCGTATGTAAAAGCCTTTCTTTGCCATTTAAACAAAATTAATCAGATTTGGATATTTCATGCGAAATATTTTTTTAGGGCAACTTGGGTAACTTGGGTAACTTCAAAACGCCTCCCTATTAGGTGCTATAAATATCCCCCTATATATATACACTCTATTACTATATACTCTATATCCTTTTATAGTATTTTATCTTACCAAGTTACCCTAATACGCTGAAAGCCTTATCTACATTGAGTTTGAGCAGGGTAACTTCGTTTATTTGCAAGTTGCCAGAAGTTGCCCAACCTACCCTATTTTGGCATAATTTGGTATTTTTGTACACCATTTTTCTTTTTTGGCTCATAGCCAAGTGTTTTTAGTGCTATTCCTAATTTTTTAGTTCCAACCCTTAATTTCATTGTATCCATTATAATAGATACTATTTCAGTATTTGTTAAATAACTATATCCATCATGTATAGTTGCAGGGTGAAACAATTTTTCCAAGCATTCCTCTTCAACTGATGGCTCTGAATTTCTCACATGGGTATATTCTTTTATCAAATCAATCATGTGATCGTTTAATTGTGCCTCATATCCTGCTTTGTGCATAGAGTATAATTGAGCAAATAATTGCTCCTTATCTACACTATTGTATAATTTATAGTCAAATTTTCCGATTATTTCCAATACCAATATTCTTCTATTACCAGTTGTATCATTTAATATTTTAGTTTCATTGGTGGTGGCGCAAAGTGATGCTATACGTTTCATTTTCACATTTTGTCTGCCATACGGCTCACGTATATCAAAATGAGGTGCTGAAAGAAGGCGTTTTATCAATCTTGCATCATCTTTAGCCTTACCGCTATATTCATCATCAAGAATGAGTAATTTTTCGCACATCAATATCTGATCATCCTTCCCATTATCCAATTGTGACAAACCAAAATAACGTGATAACTGCTTTGGTAGTAATTGCTTGAAAAATACTGATTTACCAGTATTCTGCTTTCCTGCAAATATTAATTGTAAGATATTTGGGTTATCAATATAAATTGATTCAATTATACCTAATAGCCAAGATTGTACCGCAATTAGACGATAATCAATATCACCAGTATCAGAGTTAATTGATTCAACAAGTGGTTTAATCCTATCTTCTCCATCCCATTCTAAAGAATCAAAATAGTCTTTTATGGGGTTATATATGGGTGTAAAATGACTAAATATTATACTCAAAAACATATCGTTAGATAGTTTTTCAAACTTTCCTTTTGCCTCCAAAAAGATAGTATTGAAATCTTCAGTATTCATTTCATTACCATTCCACTCATATTTCCTTGTAACTTCATTTTTCTTGATTTGATATCTGCGTAAAAACAATTTAACCGCATCAATATCAAGTTTATTTGATTTCTTATCTTCTTTTTTTGCCTCTT